AGTTGCGGGTGTTCCGCGCGGATTACGTCGATGACCCCAAAGGCGAAACGCATATGGGCGCTCTCGTCGCGGAAGACCCAATTCGTCCCGGCGGCGAGACCATTGCAGAGGCCACGCGAGCGGAGGAAGTAGACGTAGGCGAAGGCGGCAAAAAAGAAGAGGCCCTCGACAGCCGCTGCGAAGGTAATCAGATTCATCAAAAATAAAGAACGATCATCGTCGGATTGAATGCCGAAAAGGTCAGGGATCGAATCGGTCCATTTGAAACAAAATTCCGCCTTAGCTTTAAGTGAGGGTATGTGCTCAATAGCCGAGAACGCTTCTGTTCTTTCCGCCTCGTTCGGCACATAACTATCCAGAAGAGTGAGGTAAAATTGAATATGTTGAGCTTCCTCGAAGAGTTGACGCGAGAGGTACATCCGCGCTTCGGGGGAGTTGACGTGCTTGTAAAGATTGATGACCAAGTTATTTGCGACGATCGTATCGCCCGTCGCGAAAAAAGCGACAAGGCGGCGGATGAGGTGCTGCTCGCCCGATGTCATGCGCTCACGCAAGTCATGGATATCTGTCGAGAAATCAATCTCCTCGACGGACCATGTATTCGCGATTGCCTCGCGGTACATCTCATAAAAATGTGGATATCGCATCGGTCTGAGAGTCAGCGCGAAGCCAGGGTCAAGGATTGATGGTTCAATCATTCTAAGGTAATTCCCTAATTTTCTGAGCAATTTCTTTTAAGTCTTGGTAATGTTGTAAATTTTTCTTCCATTCTTTATCACCCGACCAAAATTCATTATGGCAATTTACTTCTTTGAAAGTTGCAGCCATTCTATCAATCTCATCCGCATATATTCTAATCAAATATACTTTCCTTAAAATACTCATCATACTTGCCCTCGCTGCTTTCCTTTTTTCTCAAGACGCGCGATTTCGCGCTCAATATACCAAATTGCTTTTCGTAAATCTTCGATTACGTCGCCCTTTAATCCATGCCGCCACAGGTATTTCATGGCATTGCCGACGTTGAGGGGATAGTGCTCGATAATATCTATGCACTCGACCTGTTGATCGCATCCTGCACACGTCGCAGGATTTTGATTGTAGTGTTCGGGATGGTTGACCGTACTGAAATCATTCATGTCTCTTCGTTCCACCTCTTGTACTGTACTTCTGTTATCGGCATCGCGAAGACAATCACGTATGGAATCGAGCGAGGTCTTAGAAGAAAATCAATCGGGTGCTCGTTGAGTACATCGTTCAGATAGACACCTTTTCCATCATCAGTAACGAACGTCACGAACCAATAAGGAGACTCTATTTTTTCCGGCAATGGGAAACCGAAAAAATCTTGATTGATTTGAACTACATCACTAGGTTTCATGAAACAATTTCCCAATCTTCTGCAAGCACGTCTTCCTGTTCTGGCGACCATTCAGCTTCCAACTTACGGTCTGACATCTTTATAAACAGAGAAGCGTTCTGAGATCCTTCCTTCGTATAAAAAGAGACATACGAAATCGTACCAAGCCAATTACGTTGAGATTTCCAAGCATCACGGATGAGCTTTTTTCCTTCCCTCATCGCTGTAAGTGCCTTTTCAAAGTTCATCTCAACCCACTCCTTCTCTTGCTAGAGTTCTATCACCTTTCATCCATTCCTTTTCACGATTAAATTTCTCAAGCATTTTCCATTTACGAAGTAATACATATTCTCCACAAGTCATTTTTAATCTGTTGAGAACAATTTGTGCGTTCTTCCCGGTACATCGCATTTCCCAAAGTCCTTTCCGAGTTTCTCTTTCTACAATAGTAGGTCTTCTTCCCAATTGAATTAAGAGTTGGTTAATGTATATCGCTCCCCATCTGCATAATCTTTTTGATCCAACATACCCAAAGCGTATGTTTCCAATACGATCTGGTCCAATAAATCCATCACCGTCAATCAATCCAGCAAGGAAAGCCTCCCCATATCTTCCACAAACATTAGAGGATGGGATTCTTAAAGATTTCTTAGTAACCACATTAAAATTCTTATGAAGATCATTCATTAGTTCAATTGATGAGATTTTAAGAACCACGCGAACATATTCTTTTCCTTGAGTAACTCCATTCATGCCAGCTTTTGAATTATATGTTCGTATTGAATCAGATACTCCTAGCAATGAGGCAAACCGTTTTAGATGTAATTTATCTTTTTCTGATAATCCAATCCATAACTTATCTTGCTGAAGATATCCATCAGCCGTTAAAAAGCCAGCCCAATAGCTAGATAGAATAGTCATATGAGAAAAGAATTTATGATTTATCAATTCTCGCTTAATAACTTTTTTTGATTTTAAGCCAAGTGTTCTTGCACGAGATCGAAGTTGTTCATATTCTAGCCCAAAGATTTTCTCAAGTTCTTTCGGAGGATACATAGAAAATATAGAACATAACTTTCTGTCTTGCGATGCTGACCAAAGCAATCGACGATAAGATCTTTTCTTTGAAATAATTATTGACATGCAGAACAACTTTCTGGATTCTCCAGCGAACAATTCAACGCTTCTTGGTCGTTCCAAGGAGCATCTTCCTTTTCCTTCGACACCGTTGTCTTTGCGATCCTCGTCGCCGGACGAGATCGTAGATAATACGTCGTTTTCAATCCACGTTTCCACACATGCAAATACATCGAAGAAAGTTTTCCGATTGTTGGAGTTTCAACGAACAAATTGAGCGATTGACTCTGGTCGACGAATGCCCCCCTCTCCACTGCGAGTTCGATGAGCGCGCGTTGAGGGAGTTCCCAAGCAGTACGGAATCTTGTGCGCACATCGAGAGGTATTTCTTCGATATTCGCAAGAGATCCATCAGCGGTAATGATGCGTGAACGTATCGACTCATTCCAAAGCCCCATACATCTCAACGTGTTCACGAGGTATTTGTTGACCTGTAAGAATTCCCCGGACAGCGTTTCACGTTTGAAGAGATTCGAGACGGCGGGTTCGATGCACTCGTAACAACCTGCGATGGAAGCGATCGTTGCCGTTGGAGCAATCGCGATCAAAAGCGAGTTTCGCAGGCCAACTTTCTGAATGCGCTTGCGGAGGTCGTTAAATTTATCAAGGTCATATCCAGAAAGTCTTTTAGAAGAATCACTCCAATAGTCGAATTGGAGCTCTCCGAGGACAGCCCTCGTTTGCTCAAATTCAGGATGACGGCCATGCTCTTCCGCAAGATCGCAACTTGTCACAAGGGCATTGTAATATATTTCCTCAGAAATCTTCGTCGATAAATAAAGAGCTTCATCCGAATCAAAATCAAGGTTTAATTGAAAAAACGCATCTTGTAACCCCATAATTCCTAGACCAATCGGGCGCCATTCAGAATTAGACATAGCAGTAGCAGGAATAGGATACAAGGTAGAGTCAATAACTCGGTCAAGCTGAAGAACTGCAAGACGGACGGTGCGAGCGAGCTTCTTAAAATCAAAGGTCCCATCAGTGATATGGTTTCCCAAATTGATAGAACCAAGATTACAAACGGCAGTACGATCGTAGGAGTTTACCTCCAGAATCTCGGTACAGAGATTGGAAAGATGAATGACTTCCTTTCCAAAAGTTTGATTCGATTTTTGATTCGATGCGTCTTTGAAGCACATCCAACCATTTCCAGTCTGCGCGAGGGTTCGCATCATTTTCGCATAGAGGTTTCTCGCGGGAAGAGAACGCGCGGATTTGCCTTCAGATTCCGCCTGAAGGTACGCGGCTTTGAACTCATTCCCGTACAGGTCAGGAAAATTCGGAACAACCTTCGGATCAAAGAGAGACCAAGACTCATCACGTTCGACACGCTCCATAAAAATATCAGGAATCCAATTAGCGATATTGAGATGATGAGTGCGAAAACTGTCATCCCCGGTATTATCACGGAGCTCCAGAAAGTCTTCAATATCGACATGCCACGTCTCCAAATACACGCAAGCAGCGCCGAGCCGCCGGCCGCCCTGATTCACGGCCGCAACAGACGCATCAAGCGTTTTCAGAAAAGGAATAATCCCGGAGGATTTACCATTCGTCGACTTAATAAGCGAACCTCGCGAACGGACGCGGCTGAAGCTAACGCCAATTCCGCCGGAGAATTTTGACAGAAGTGCAATATCCTGGTATTTCCGATAAATCGCCGCCAAGTCATCTTCGGGCGAATCCAACAGGAAACAAGACGAAAGCTGAGGATGCGTCGTCCCTGCGTTGAAAAGCGTCGGGGAGCTCGGAAGGTAATCAAGCGATGAAAAGAGGTCATACAACTCCAGGGCCTCGCTCGCCGAATGAGAGAAGGAGCAAGCGACCCGCAGGAAAAAGTGCTGCGGGACCTCGATGGCGC